GTACCATACAACCAGCAGCAGATGCTGGAGCAAAAACACTAGAGAAGGCACCGTCCTTTTTGGAAAAACTGGCTTCTCATTTGCCGTTTTTGGCTGATGGTGGTACTGTAAGCGGTCCTGATTCGGGATATTTGGCCATGCTGCATGGCACTGAAACTGTTATTCCAGAGGATGTGCAGGGCAAACTCATGTCAGCACAAGATCCAAAAGAACTAATGGATAAATTTGTAAATGTCAGCATGGATGACATGCAGAAAAAATTCATTTCTTTGACCAGTACAAAAGGACTGTTGGACAGCTTGACAAAAGACAGTCTTGGTAACGGCGCTGAAGGCAATATATCTGAAAGTTTCAAAGCTGCTTACAATCAAATTGCCGATGCTATTACAGCTCTAAAAGCTGCTAATCCCAATTTGAAAGAAGATCAAGCAATTACTCCCACTATGTCCAACGACATGCTTAAAGATCTCATGGATGGTGTTGTGGATAAATTGAGTGACATGCACAAAGAAGTCATGGACAAACACGAGGAAATGATTGGGAACTTGCGTGATCACAAAGACTTGACACAAAAACTTATCAACGTCACTATGTAATATGGTAAATATTGCACATTAGGAATATATAATGGCAGGTTGGAAAAAATACTTTAAAACAGGTAATATACAAGGACAAGCCAGTCCCATTGGCAGTGCTGGTTCATCGCAGCAGATAAATCCTGCATATCGTGCCACAGCCAGTACACTACCAGAAGTGTACATTGGACACCCAAACCGTATTGAACGTTACAATCAGTACGAACAAATGGACATGGATTCAGAAGTTAATGCTGCCCTAGACATCTTGGCAGAATTCTCAACACAAAAGAACGACGAAAATCTCAGCGCATTTGATCTGCACTTTCACGAAAAGCCCACTGACAACGAAGTCAAGATCATCAAAGAGCAGTTACAACAGTGGATTACACTGAACGAATTTAACAAGCGTATCTTTAAAATCTTCCGCAATACCATCAAGTACGGCGATCAAGTGTTCCTGCGTGATCCAGAAACATTCAAGTTATTCTGGGTTGAGATGAGCAAGGTTACCAAAGTCATTGTTAACGAAAGCGATGGCAAAAAGCCCGAGCAGTATGTGATCAAAGACATCAACCCCAACTTTCAAAACATGACTGTGACTGCAGTCAGTACCAGTGACACGTTTACTAATCACCCACAAGTGGGCGGACCCAGCGGTGCTTATGTACAACCACGTAGCCCTTACTCGGGCGGCTCACGTTTTAGTCATGCACAAAACGAAGCAGTGGTCAACGCCGAACACGTTATACACTTGAGTTTGACTGAGGGGTTAGATATCTTTTGGCCGTTTGGTAACAGCGTACTAGAAAACGTTTTCAAAGTATTCAAACAAAAAGAACTGCTAGAAGACTCGATCATTATCTATCGTGTGCAACGTGCGCCAGAACGTCGTATGTTCAAGATTGACGTGGGCAACATGCCAACACACATGGCCATGGCGTTTATTGAACGTGTAAAAAATGAAATCAGTCAACGTCGTATTCCTACACAGACACAGGGCGGTGTTAACATGATGGATGCCACATACAATCCATTGCAAACAAACGAAGACTATTTCTTCCCGCAAACTGCTGATGGTCGAGGTTCATCAATTGAGATTTTACCTGGCGGACAAAACTTGGGCGAGATCACAGACTTGAAGTTCTTTACCAACAAATTGTTCCGTGGCTTGCGTATTCCAGCCAGTTACTTGCCCACCGGCATCGACGACGGAACACAAAGCATGAGCGATGGCAAAGTGGGCACAGCTCTTATTCAAGAGTGGCGCTTTAACCAGTACTGTAAACGTCTACAAAGCATGGTGATTGACAAGTTGGACAACGAATTCAAGTTGTTCATGCGCTGGAGAGGCATCAACATTGACGGACAGATCTTTGAACTGCACTTTAACGAACCACAAAACTTTGCACAATATCGCCAAGCTGACATTGACTCAGCCAAAATTGCCACATTTACTCAGCTGGAACAGTATCCTTATCTAAGTAAGCGTTTCTTGATGAAACGTTATTTGGGCTTGAGTGAGATGGAGATGAGCGAGAACGAGATGATGTGGGCCGAAGAAAAAGGCAAAGCAGAATCACAAGATGCTGGTCAAGCCAACCTGCGTAATGTGGGCGTGACTCCGGGCGGACTTGCCAACGACTTGAGCAATGTTACACCTGAAGCAGGTGCAGAGGGTGCAGGTGGGGCATTGGATCAAGGTGGTACAGAAGCAGGGGCGGCGGCAACTCCTGGAGCACCTGCAGCCGGTCCGCCAGGTGTAATGTAATCCATATTACATAAATAACACTATGTTTGTAACCGACCTATTTGAATCTCCCGAGCCAGCCAAGCCTGGCTACCAGTCCGAGGCCGACGATAATACCGTCATGAAATTGTCGGATCTACGCAAAACAAGACTAACACTAGCACATCTAAATCGTTTGAGAATGGCGAACGATGTGCGTAAATTTGAGTTTGAAAAGAAGATGAAAGACACCCAACAACAGTACGGTGCCAGTGCTGAACCAGCTGCGGGGGCTGGTGGTCTATAAGTATCTCTTTAAAAACCATTAAAAAACACGCATAAAACCCCGAAATATGCGCTGTTATGTAAATAACATTACAAAGCCAAATTAAAAGGAGTTCCTAAATGAACAAATACGAACAACTCATTGAGCACATCCTCAATGAAGACGAACAAGCAGCTCGTGCGCTATTTCACCAATTGGTGGTTGAAAAATCGCGCGACATTTATGAAAGTCTAATGGACGAAGAGCTAGGTGGAAATCAAGCTCAAGATTTCGTTCAAGACATTACACAACAAGATGACCAAGCACAAGACATGGGCTTGGGCGAAGACGACATGGAAGCTGGCGACATCGAATTAGACGGTGGCGACGGCATGGGCGACGATGAATTCGGTGACGAAGAAACATTCGGCGGTGACGATGACATGGGTGGTGAGGCCGGCGAACACGCTGAAATCACAAGCAAGCTAGATGACCTAGAAGCACAATTGGCTGATTTGAAAGCCATGTTGGGCGACGATGGTGCTGAAGGCAGCGAAGACTTTGGCGACAACAAGGGTGGCGAGGCAGGCGAAAGCGACTTTGACATGGACGGCGGAGAAGAACATACAAGCGGTTCTGGTTCTGCACAAGGCGAAGAAGAAGGCATGATGGAAACTATGGGTTCTGGCATGAGCGGCTCTGGCATGAGCGGTAGTGGTAAGTCTGGTTCTGGTAAAATGGAATCTGCTAACCCATTTGCTAAATCTGGTTCTGGAAAATCTGGTAGCGGTACAAGCATAGGCAAATCTGGTTCAGGCAAAAGCGGTTCTGGTAAAATGGAATCTGCAACACGCCGTAAGTCAGAAGTTGAAATCATGAAAGAATACGTTGACAAGATTGGCGAAATTTACAAACAAGAGCCAGCTAGTGGCGAAGGTAAGACTGTTGGTACAGGCGGCGATGCCCCAACTATCAACCACAAGTCTATTGAAGGCCCAGGCGCTGACTTTGGCGGAACAAACGAAAACATTCTAAGCGGCAAAGGTAACAACCAAGCTCCTGATGGTAAAGCATATACTGCTCCTAAGAACGAGTATAGCAAAAACCGCGGGGACTTGCCAGGCGCAGGACAGTTTAAAAACGTACCAGGTGGTGACGCAGGTAAGACAGCGTTCAAAACAAAAGAACCTGGACACGGCGCAGAGAAAAAATCCGGTGCTGAAGGTAAACTAGTTGGTGCTGACGGTAGCCGTCCAATCAACAAGACTAGTGTTCAAAAGCAGAACACTGGCCGTAAGTAATTAGGACTATAAAAATGGCTTTGTACCTAAAAGAGACCTTAACATTTAACCAAGCCGGGATGCAGATTCTATCTGAAGATTCCGGCGACGGTAAAGGTAAGAATCTCTATATGAAAGGGATATTCATCGAAGGTGGCGTGAAGAACGCTAACCAACGTGTATATCCCGTTCACGAAATCGCAAAAGCCGTTGACACCATCAACGAACAGTTGAAGGGTGGTTACAGTGTACTAGGTGAGTTGGATCACCCAGATGACTTGAAAATCAACTTGGATCGCGTCACACACATGATTGAAAGCATGTGGATGGACGGCCCTTGTGGATTTGGCAAACTAAAAATATTACCTACTCCTAGTGGCAAGATTGTGGAAGCAATGTTGACCAGTGGTGTAAAGTTAGGCGTTAGCAGCCGTGGTAGCGGTAACGTTAACGAGAGCAGTG